TTACGGGGTAATGCCAACCGCTGCCGCCACTTTGTCGCCACTTGGCAGCGTTGCCAGAGGATTGAAACGGAGCGCCGTTTCCAGATGATCCGGTGCCAGATGTGCGTAACGCATAGTCATTTTTATATCGTGGTGTCCGAGAATTTTTTGTAAGGCCAGAATGTTTCCACCCGACATCATGAAGTGCGCCGCAAACGTATGGCGCAGAACGTGTGTGAGTTGACCGCGAGGGAGCACGATAGACGTTTTTTCCATCACGGATAAAAATTGAAAATAGCAGTCTGTGAAGAAATTGAACCCATCAAGCGCCATGATCTCTTCGTAAAGCTCTTTACTGATAGGGATGCTTCTGTTTTTCTTCCCCTTCGTTCTTACAAAGGTAATTCGGTATTTGGTCACCTGTGAACGAGTAAGATTTACGGCTTCTCGCCAGCGTGCGCCTGTGCTTAAGCATATCTTAACTACCAGTGCCAGAATTGGGTCCTGACGTTTGCAATCAGCCAGTAATTCAACAATCTGCTCATGGGTAAGCCATGCCATCTCTTTTTCTGCGATGGTGAATTTTCGCATGTTCTCCAGTGGGTTCGGATACGACCATTCGCCCAGGCGGGATAGTTCGCTAAAAACACTACTTAGATAGCTTTGCTCCAGGTTAATGGTGACCGGGCTTGCTCCTTTCTTCCATTTCTCGCTGAAGTAGATCTCACCTGTCAGGCGTTTATCTCGATAGTGGGCAAACATTTTAGAGGTGAGATCAGTTGCAAGGGGATTGCCCAGAGCGTCAACCATCAGCAGCAATTTGTCATAGACATGCTGCCCAGCAGTCAGTGATTTACCATGTAGTTTGAACCATAGCTCAACCACGTCTTTCAGTGTTCGACGATCCACTGATTCACCTAGCCAGGGCTTTGCTTCGGTTTCTTCCATCGTGTGACGCTCAAAAGCCAGTGCTTCGCCTTTGGTGGCGAATTGTTTACGCACACGACGCCCACTACGTCCGGCGGGGTAACATTCGCAAAGCCATTTTCCTGTGGTGAGTTTTCGTACAGCCATAAAAAATGCCCTCCAATAGAGAGCATTTTTACTGTATGTATAACCAGTGTCAATGTATGAAATCCTGCGACCATACATCTCACTGAAGCCATAATGAAGTAGGCTATTCTTTTTGCTATGTGATCATGTAACTTTTGCGGTTAACCTGTGGCTCATTTTTATTTTAGGCGCAGATATAAAAGCAAAAGTTATCGTGAGTTTTTAGTACAGATTTTTTTGGATTTACTAATAGTTCCATCATTGCAAACGAATTTGCCATCAGAGGTACAGTGAGAAACACCTCCCTTTTTCCCTGAGCAGGGATAATTTCTAGCATAGGTAGCTAGTGGGTTTAATAACAAAGAACATGACAAAACCACAAAAAATACCTTACCAAGCATAATTTCCTCCCGGTACTATTTAACATACTTGACTGTTAAACTTATAATTTTACCAATTATTTCAATGTCTTCTATCTTACATTCGAAGGCTCTGTTTCCACCCTCGACGAAGATTCTTCCACCGGGTAAACGAGTAATGTCACGGATCGTTATTTCGCCATCAATACTTATTACCCATTTACCATCACGTATATCATCAAATTCCTTATCACAAATAAATTCAGAATTATTATCTGTGATTACAAAAAGATTCTTGAATGCCGACGGTAGAAATTCTCTATCGAAAATATAAAAACCGTCTTCACACAAGGCCCCATCAGATAATACATATTTAGCAACTTCCATAGTATTTGTATTACCTGAAGTTTGCTTTGAACCATGCCCGGTTGTGAGCCAATTAAGCGAGGTGCCTGTTTCAAGGGCGCACTGGATTACCCATTCTGCTGGGAATGAGTCACGCATGTAGCGTGTGGCGAGTGTACTTTTAGAGATTCCTAAATGATCGCACAACGCCTGTCGAGTCTTGAATCCATAAGCTTCTACCATGCGCTCTATGGCGCCTCGTCCGCCTTTCTCCAAATTCATGGTCACTCCAAGTGAACTTTTATCTTGACGATTTCACTGTGCGATCGTATGTTTATGGTGTTCACAAAATACAAACGATCCGTATTCGTCCTGATTAATCATCATTAAACGAGGAATGTTGCATCATGAGACCTAACATTTCAATCACTCTTACCACGCCTCATGTGACTATTGAACGCTATAGCGAGCTGACAGGGCTATCCATCGATACCATCAATGATATGTTGGCTGATGGACGCCTTATCCGTCACCGTCTGCGCAAAGATAAAAAACGCGAAAAAGTGATGATCAACATAGCAGCAATGACCGTTGATGCGCTTTCAGAATGCAATCTAAACCTTAATTAGTTCGATTCTGAAATACATCAGAGGCATTGACCATGTTTGATTACCAAGTTTCCAAACATCCACATTTTGATGAAGCCTGTCGTGCATTTGCACTGCGCCACAATCTGGTGCAACTGGCAGAACGTGCAGGCATGAATGTGCAGATTCTGCGGAACAAGCTGAACCCAGCTCAGCCTCATTTATTAACCGCACCAGAAATCTGGCTGCTTACCGATCTGACTGAAGATTCAACGCTGGTAGATGGTTTTCTGGCACAGATTCATTGTCTGCCATGTGTACCGATTAATGAGGTGGCAAAAGAGAAACTGCCACATTACGTCATGAGTGCAACCGCAGAGATCGGGCGTGTTGCTGCAGGTGCGGTGTCTGGCGATGTAAAAACCTGTGCCGGTCGTCGTGATGCTATCAGCAGCATTAACTCTGTAACACGACTGATGGCGCTGGCGGCTGTTTCATTGCAGGCCCGTTTACAGGCTAATCCTGCGATGGCGAGTGCAGTTGATACCGTGACTGGCCTCGGTGCTTCATTTGGTTTGCTGTGAGGTGCTTATGCTGACGAAAGAACCATCATTTGCATCGCTGCTGGTTAAACAAAGCCCGGCAATGCATTACGGTCACGGCTGGATCATGGGGGAGGATGGTAAACGCTGGCATCCGTGCCGTTCACAAGATGAATTGCTGGCAGAACTATCTACGAAAAAACGGGGGAACAAATGGCTATTGAAGGCACTGCAGCAACTGTTCCATTAAGCCCCGGTGAACGCCTGAATGGACTTAATCACATTGCGGAGTTAAGGGCGAAAGTTTTTGGCCTGAATATTGAGTCAGAGCTTGAGCGGTTTATTAAAGATATGCGTGATCCATGGGATATCAATAATGAACAAAATAAAAGGGCACTGGCTGCCATATTCTTTATGGCAAAAATTCCAGCTGAACGTCATAGCATCAGCATTAATGAGCTGACCACTGACGAAAAGCGGGAGTTGATTAAAGCAATGAATCATTTTCGTGCAGTGGTGAGCTTATTTCCCAGACGGCTAACCATGCCGAATTAACCAACTAATGAAATTAATGGCGTAAACCCGCCGGGCATCCCTTTATCTAAATTCAGGAGAATTGATTATGCGTAATATTGAAACCCTCATGACTAAAACCGGACCGGATGACGCAGGGCTTAATATTTTACTGACAGAGGCTCGTCTGGAAGAACGCCGGGCAAGGGCTGAAGCAATGGCTGCTCGCCTTGATAGCCTGGCGTGTTATATCTCATCCCGCCAGCTAAACCACGTGGAAGCGGCAGAACTGCTGCGCGTGACTGCTGAAGCAATCCAGAACGAAGCGCAGGAGATCCACTAATGGCTGATGCAATGGATCTCGTACAGCAGCGCGTTGAAGAAGAACGCCAGCGCCATATCCGTGCAGCCCGTGCCAAATCACCGGGCGTGTCACGCGTACTTTGCATTGAATGTGAAGCGCCAATTCCGCCAGCACGACGCCGCGCCATTCCGGGAGTGCAGCTTTGCATTACCTGTCAGGAAATCGCAGAACTGAAAGGCAAACATTACAACGGAGGTGCTGTATGAGCACCATCCTGAAATGGGCGGGAAATAAAACCGCCATTATGCCAGAACTGAAAAAATACCTTCCTGCTGGCCCGCGACTGGTTGAACCTTTCGCGGGTTCCTGTGCTGTGATGATGGAAACGGATTATCCCAGCTATCTGGTTGCGGATATTAATCCTGATTTAATCAACCTCTATAAAAAGGTTGCCGCTGATTGTGAATCGTTTATATCTCGCGCCAGAGTTTTATTTGAGATCGCAAACAGGGAGGTGGCTTATTACAACATAAGGCAGGAGTTTAACTGCTCAACTGAAATTACTGATTTCATGAAAGCGGTATATTTCCTGTATCTCAATCGTCACGGTTACCGTGGTTTATGTCGCTATAACAAGAGCGGGCATTTCAACATTCCCTACGGTAATTATAAAAATCCGTATTTCCCTGAAAAAGAACTTCGCACATTTGCAGAAAAAGCCCAGCGAGCAACGTTTATCTGCGCCAGCTTTGATGAAACGCTGACGATGTTGAAGGCGGGAGATGTGGTGTATTGCGATCCGCCATATGACGGTACGTTTTCCGGTTATCACACTGATGGTTTCACTGAAGATGACCAGTATCACCTGGCATCCGTTCTTGAACATCGGTCATCAGAAGGACATCCGGTCATTGTTTCTAACAGTGACACATCCCTGATCCGTTCGCTGTATCGCAATTTTACTCACCACTATATCAAGGTAAAACGCAGCATCGGTGTGGCAGCTGGCGAGGGTAAATCAGCAACAGAAATCATTGCTGTTTCCGGGCCGCGCTGCTGGATGGGATTTGATTATTCGCGTGGCGTGGATAGTTCTGCCGTGTACGGAGTACGTGCATGAGTCATGCCGATATGAACAACTGCTGCGGCTTTAACGAGGCTGCCGCAGCATTCTCATGGAACAGCCCGAAAAAGGCCATTAACCCTTATCTGGACCCGGCGGAAGTTGCGCCGGTTTCTACGCTTTCAAACCTGATCACTCTGTACGCTGCCGATAACGAGCAGGAACAGTTGCGCCGCGAGGCACTGAGTGATCAGGTCTGGGAGCGTTATTTCTTTAATGAATCACGTGATCCTGTCCAGCGCGAAATGGAGCAGGATAAGCTCATTAGCCGGGCAAAGCTGGCGCATGAGCAGCAGCGTTTTAATTCAGACATGGTCATTCTGGCGGACGTCAACGCCCAGCCTTCCCATATCAGCAAGCCGCTGATGCAACGTATTGAATACTTCAGCAGCCTGGGCAGGCCAAAGGCTTATTCCCGCTATTTACGTGAGACGATTAAGCCATGTCTGGAACGACTGGAGCATGTACGCGACAGTCAGCTATCTGCATCTTTTCGCTTTATGGCAAGCCATGAAGGGCTGGACGGCCTGCTGATCCTGCCTGAAATGAGTCAGGATCAGGTGAAACGCCTGTCCACCCTGGTAGCTGCGCATATGAGTATGTGCCTTGATGCAGCTTGTGGTGATTTGTATGCCACCGATGACGTTAAGCCAGAAGAAATCCGCAAGACATGGGAAAAGGTGGCAGCGGAAACCCTGCGTCTGGATGTCATCCCACCTGCGTTTGAGCAACTCCGTCGGAAAAGAAACCGCCGCAAACCCGTGCCCTATGAACTCATTCCGGGTTCGCTGGCGCGTATGTTGTGCGCCGACTGGTGGTATCGGAAATTATGGAAGATGCGTTGCGAATGGCGGGAAGAGCAGTTGCGCGCTGTTTGCCTGGTCAGCAAAAAAGCATCTCCTTATGTCAGCTATGAAGCCGTGATGCATAAACGTGAGCAGCGCCGTAAGTCGCTGGAGTTTTTCCGTTCTCATGAACTGGTGAACGAAGACGGCGACACGCTGGACATGGAGGATGTGGTAAACGCCAGCAGCAGCAACCCTGCGCATCGCCGCAATGAGATGATGGCCTGTGTTAAAGGTCTGGAGCTTATCGCGGAAATGCGCGGTGACTGCGCCGTTTTCTACACTATCACCTGTCCGTCGCGTTTCCATTCCACGCTAAATAACGGCAGACCAAACCCGACCTGGACAAACGCGACGGTAAGACAAAGCAGCGATTATCTGGTCGGCATGTTTGCTGCATTTCGTAAGGCGATGCACAAAGCCGGGTTGCGCTGGTATGGCGTGCGGGTGGCTGAGCCGCATCATGATGGCACAGTTCACTGGCACCTGTTGTGTTTCATGCGCAAAAAAGACCGCCGTGCCATCACTGCATTACTGCGTAAGTTTGCCATCCGTGAAGACCGCGAGGAGCTGGGCAATAACACTGGGCCGCGCTTTAAGTCTGAGTTGATTAACCCGCGCAAAGGAACGCCGACAAGCTACATCGCGAAATATATCAGTAAGAACATTGACGGTCGTGGTCTGGTTGGCGAGATCAGCAAGGAAACGGGTAAATCTCTGCGTGATAACGCTGAATACGTGAATGCCTGGGCGTCTCTGCATCGTGTTCAGCAATTCCGCTTCTTTGGTATTCCGGGGCGTCAGGCTTACCGTGAACTTCGCTTGCTGGCTGGTCAGGCGGCAAGGCAACAGGGTGACAAAAAAGCAGGTGCGCCGGTACTGGATAACCCGCGTCTTGATGCCATTCTGGCTGCTGCTGATGCTGGTTGTTTTGCCACCTACATCATGAAACAGGGCGGCGTACTGGTTCCCCGTAAATATCACCTCATCAGAACCGCTTATGAAATCAACGAAGAGCCGACCGCCTATGGCGATCACGGCATTCGTATTTATGGCATCTGGTCACCCATTGCAGAGGGCAAGATCTGCACTCATGCAGTGAAGTGGAAAATGGTTCGTAAAGCCGTTGACGTTCAGGAGGCGGCAGCCGACCAGGGCGCTTGCGCCCCTTGGACTCGTGGCAATAACTGTCCCCTTGCTGAAAATTTGAACCAACATGAGAAAGATGAATCAGCAGATGGGGATACCAGAACGGACATTACCTGCATGGATGACAAGGAATTGCACGATTACCTGCACAGTATGAGCAAAAAAGAGCGCCGGGAACTGGCAGCAAGATTGCGCCTGGTTAAACCGAAACGGCGTAAAGACTACAAACAGCGAATTACAGAGTATCAGCGTCAGCAGCTCGTCTATGAACTGAAGTCCAGAGGATTTGATGGCAGCGAGAAAGAGGTCGATTTGCTCCTTTGCGGTGGCAGTATTCCGTCAGGAGCAGGCCTGCGTATCTTCTATCGGAACCAGCGTTTGCAGGAAGATGATAAGTGGCGGAACCTGTATTAATCACGCGGGTTAACAATTCGTGCTCTTAATAATACCAGGCATATCAGGCTGATGAACGTAAAAAAACGTTTTACATCAGTAAGATTATTATATACTGTAAATATAAACAGTGGTTATATGTACAGTATTGCGTATGGTGTTATAGGAGGAAAGATGCAGGACTATTTTTTGGAGTCTTTGAAGCTCCAGCGCATTGATTTTTTTCTTAAGCTTGTAGCGGCTAGTGAGTGTAGTGATGAAGAGAAGGGGCTAGCTCTGCAGTGGGTTTCTGAATTGACTGATGAGTTGATGGCGAAAATTCGAAGCCATGAATACAGTAGGTCGATGGATGTAATCAGTTGAGCTTGTTTCGTTAGGACTTGATAAGGGAACCGAAAAGGGGCATTAAGCCCCTTTCTCATAAGTTGATTTAGTTGTTACCCAAAGAGCCGGCCATGGCTGCATATTTAATTTCTTCGCTGGGTATTTCAGGATGTAGTTGAATTTGCCTGATGATATAGCCAGGAACTTCTTCACTCCACAGTTTCGCCGCGTCCTTACAGACCTTATACGCGAAGTCTCTATTCTCAAAGGCATAGGATTTTCCGTATGCATATTGCTGACAGGCATGAACATAAGCTCCGAAGTCGCCGTCTTTATCTGGCAAAGCACATCCAGCTAAGGCTATGATGATTGCTACTAACGTAAAGGAGAAAGTTATACGTTTCATGGTCTCTTTCTAAGCGTTTAGCATTATTTAACTAAGGGGTATCTGCCGTGATTTGGTAGTCCCTGATATATATTCTCAGGGACTATGCTGAAGTAGCTTTAATTTTGATTATTTAGAAAGGTACTTATCTCTAAGTTGATTCAGTCTGTCAGCATCGCGTTCTGAAAACTCGGCGTCACCATAGATCGATTTCCCATCTGCGTCTTCAAGGCCAATGACTGTGACGGTAAATATAGCATCAGCCGGAACTTTAAGTTTTCCCCAATCAGAGTATCTATTAGGGGCTAATTTCCAGTTGGCTTTCTCACCTGGTTCCAGACCTCCAGAAATTTTATAGTTGAAGACGTCAGAGAACCAAGGGACGCTTCTTCCTGGGCTGGCAATAACTCCTTTGAAGAATACTCTGGCAACCGCTTTGTCTGTTCCGTTTTCAACGCTAATATCCAGAATTGGCTGATCATTGCCGTAATCCTCTTTCTGGAAATAAAAACGGGAACGTTCGACCTTGAAGGCTTTCATTTTTTCCGCAGCCTGTGTTGCAGAGGTTTGTTTGGCTTCCAGTTCTTTTATTTCTTGCAGAGCCTGTTCTTTCTCTCTCTTCTCACGCTCAAGGCGAATAGTTTGTGCGTAATTTATAACCTCATCACCAGTTTTACCTTCCAACGCTGACTTAATTTTTGTTTCGTAGACGTCCCCAGAAGACGTTCCAGCCTGCATTAGCTCTCTCATGTTGATTTGGCTAAAGGCAACGACTTTAACTGCATCATCAAACTGAGCTTTTTTATCTGCAGGTAAGGACTCTCTTACTTTTTGAATGGACTCTTTCATCGACTGATCGCTTGATGCATCGATCTTCGGTTTGTCACAAGCAGTAAGCAGCAGAGCAAAAGCAATTACGCCAGTTAATTTCTTCATATCCCTATCCCAATCGTAAAAAAACAAGGCTAATCCTAACAGGATTAGCGGGCATGACAAACTCATAGCCATATAGGTGTGCTGTATAAATTAGCGGGATGAGAAAGCCTGCACAGACCCTCATGTTGAAACTTGATTTTAGCTCAAAAGAGCTGACACTAAATAACTGCGCGGAATAATGCTCCACTTTCGGTTAGCCCTTGGCCCTTGCTGGGTAAGGCGTGGGGCCGTTTTCTTCGCCTGATCCTGCTGTATCTGGCCTACAGTATGTTGTCCTTACGCGACATGCCACATGTCAGTAAACGGCAGGTGTAGCAGTATTAGACGCAGCTATTTAGTGTGTATTAAGCTGGCTCATATTTATGACTGGTTTCAAGGTTTGACCGATTTTCATGTCATGCATGTCTATGCTGCATGGGTTCGCATGATCGTTTGAGGATCGGTTTGGCTAAGACATGCCAGAACTGGCGGGCTTTTGCTCATGTCATGCAGGTGCATGAAAACTACTACATAAAGCGGGCAGGCGTGGCGGGGATACGAGCGCGCGCAAGGTATAGAAACAGTCGTTTGTTTACAAACAGATACTATGATTTTCAATGTTCTTTCAAATTGTTGCTTTAAGATAGCAGGTAGATGTTTGTAGTTGTTGCGTGAACTGATAAGCTTCAACAACTATCGAGGAAAGGATATGAAGCGGCTAACTGAAGAACAAATTGAACATTCTTTGATCAGAGCAAGGAAGATTGCGAAGCGGGAGTCAAGAAAGCTTTCTGGTGGAAGACGGATGCTACAGCCCATGCGGGTATTCTCTCGTGTGAGAATACCCGCGCCTGCGTCATTGGACTTATTTAATACTAAAAATTACAAACTATTTATAGAGTTTATCACTTTAATCAGAGATTACATCAATGATGGTGAGAAAATTTTAATAGATTTCAGAAATACAAAATCTCTGAAAGCATGTGCAGTAATCGTATTGTATGCACATATTGACTTTTTACAAAGGCAAACAAAAGATAAAAATATAATTTCTATTACTACGTGCGGTTCATCCAGGGCAAATAACTGGTTTAAAATATGTGGTATTTGGGGGATTACAGGGTTTCAGCGTATAGCTGCAGATAAGCTTAATTCAATGGAAATTGTTTCCGCTGTTGCAGGCAAAACTAGAGATGATCATGAAAGTGCCGAAGCAAGACAAAAAATTAAAAATATTCTACGTTATATAAAAGATACCATTTATGAAGGTAAGATTTCCGCTTCGGATGGTGTGAAATTATATGCAGCCTTAACTGAATCTATTAGCAATGTTGGTCTACATGCGTATTCAAATGAAGAACAGTTCTCTGAATTTATTGAGGACATTGGTAAAAGATGGTGGATATTGGCACACAAAGTCGAAGAACAACTATTTTTGATGGTGTATGATATGGGAGAAGGTATCCCAGTTACATTGGTTAAAAAAGACTTTTTCACATTTATCGCTCAGATATTTAATCCTAAGACGGATTCTGATAAAATATTCGCGGCTGTACAGTATGGTGAGACAAGAATGAATAGTCAGAAGCATGGTAAAGGATTACCTGATATGAAAAGGTATGTTGTAGATAACCCTGAGGGGCAGTTACATATTTTTAGTGGAATGGGACGATATTCTTATGATGCTGAAAATAATGTTGAAGATAAATTTGATCTGCCATACTCCATAGGTGGAACCCTTATTCAATGGAATGTAAGTTTGAGAGGTGCTGAATGAAAATCAAAGAGATACATGTTGCTGAAGATTTTTCAGATGTTCCCTATGGCCGCTATGATGAGGATGGTCCTGATAATGGACAACGTTTCCGTGAAAAGTATCTTTTGAAAGCCATCCAAGATTATGATGAGGTGCACGTGTACCTTGATGGTGCTATGGGTTATGGTTCTTCATTCTTGGAAGAGGCGTTTGGTGGACTTTATAGAACAAATAATATAGATAAAGCTATAATTAGGAAAAAATTAAAAATATTTACTGATTTGGATTTCCTCAAGGATAGTATATGGGGATATATTTCTGATGCTAAAAAGGAGTGATGTTCATGGATGAACTTCCGGTTTATCTGCGGTTATTACAATACCTTGCTAGTTCAGGTGTGATTGCAATTCTAACAGCCTTGATTGGTTGGGTTTTTGTTTATAGAAACTCCCGTGCGTTGCAAAAGAGGAGTGAAACATGGGCAATTGTAAAAAATGTTTCAGATAATTTAAAGGAAATTGAATCTGCATCAAGAAAGTTTTGGATACCGGGAGATTCAAAAGAAATTGATGCAATGTCATTTCAAAATGAGATAACAGCACTTCTTGCGGAGACCGAGCGGTGGTTGAATCATCTAAAACAACGCATTAATATCGAAGGTGACTATAAACCTTTGATTGCTGATTTATTCAAAGATGCTACATCTAATATTGAAAAAGCACAGGAGTATGATAAAAGTCAAAGGACAAGAATTAGTGTATTAGTGTCAAAAAGGGCGAAAATAATTAAATCTCTAATTGATGAGTCTTATCAGAAAAAATTCTTAAAGTGATAATTTGTTACGGCACGGTAGTGCCGTAGTTTTTTTCTTATTATGTGTTGAGCGATGGATGTCCTATTAAGTTATGTAAATGTATCAGAATGAATATATTTCAAATTCTATTATTTTTTTATCAAGCCATTCATTTATCTCTCCTAAGCGTTTTTGTAATGGTATAAGTTCGTTTCGTACAAACACTTTACTTGCTTTCTCCACATCCCCAAACCCCCCAACATTATTCGGCATAATCCCCATCATTTGCGGCGGCACGCGGTGCGCTGCCATCATGTCATCCCGACTCACGTTCTTGATGTTAAGAAATTCATCCTTCGCCGCGACTTCTGACAATGGGATGATCTGAAGCCCGTCTTTTTTGCCGTTAGGTGAGTACATAAACAGGTTGCGGAAGTTGCCTGGACCTTTGGCGCTTTTCATCGCGTTGCGGAGGTTGTTCACATCCTCCTGATTCTGCGCGGCATCGGTCATGTACATGATGAAGCCTGCATGGCTGCCGTTGATGTAATACTTACGGCGGAACAACGTGGCGGACTCGTTGAGCAGGGCTGACGGAATGGCAGAAAGATAACCGGGCAGGCCGTAGATCTCCTGGTTGATATCCGGTTCCATCAGATGAAAGATGCTGCCTTTCGTGAACTGATACGGCTGCGTAGTCATGCCGTATTGCACAAACCAGTAGGTATCCAGGTCTAACCCGCGTCGGGTGTATTTTGCCAGCGCAGGTTCAAGGGCGATAACTTCACCGAAGCGGTTCGTGCGTTTCTCCAGGTAGGCGTTACCAAATACCAGATAGTCCTGCACAAAACGTGAAAAAGCCTGCTGGCTGAGCAGTGGGTGAGGGATATAGGTGCTGGTCAGAATGTTGCACTTTACTGCAATCGGTGAGCTGTGGTGTACGGCGGCGCGGAATGTTCGCGCCAGGCCGTCGAAACTCACAGGCGGCTCATACCAGCGGTCCATCTGTACGCATTCCACATAGTCCAGCAGTTCGCGACGGTCCAGAACAGGAACGGGATCGCCGAAGCTGAATGCTTCGGCTGAAGTCTGGCTTTTATGCTGGATCTGATTCATCGCCGCTGCGCGGTTTTTCTTACTCTTTCCCATCAAAAAATCTCCACAATATTGCTGGTATTGGCGGATTCGCCCTGCAGCGGTTCGTTAAACAGTGCGTGCATCGTTGCCCATGCCAGATCGGCGTGGCTGGCTTCTTCGCTGCGGCTGGCTTCATAGGTCGGGCGGTTGCCACTGGCGGTGGTGGAGCGACGGATTGCCATAAAGGACTGCGCTATGTCGGTGTGTCCGGCGTCAAACTCCAGACGGCGGTGGCTGATAATGTCGTAGGCCTTGAGTACCAGGGCGTTTTTAACGTTGGGGTTGTAGACAAACTCCCGGACGGCAGGAAAGAACGCTTTCACGTTCTCGTAAACCCCGTGACCAACGCCGGTTGAGTCGATGCCGATGTAGGTCACGTTGTACTGCTCGGTCAGTTTTTTGATTGCGTCCGCCTGGGCACGGAAGTCCATCCCGCGCCACTGGTGACGCTCGAGAATGCGAAACTTACCGCCTGGCACGGCTGGCGGTGCCACCACCACGCATCCGGCGCTGTCGCCGTTCTGCGTACCTTTTGCCGGGTCATAACCGATCCACACTTCGCGCCAGCCAAATGGGCGCAGGGCCAGAGCATGAAAGTCGGTCCAGACTTCCCAACTGTCCACCATGCACGCCTGCAGCTCGCTGAGCGGAAACACGGACGCGAGATCGTCCACAAACTCGCACATCAGCAGGTTCTGGTATTCGTCCGGGCTGTACTCCATGCGCAACTGGTCAAGGTCGAACAGGTTACAGCCGCCGCGCACCGCATCTTCCACGGTGACTATCTGGCGGTATTGCCCGTCGGCGCACAGCTGGCCGGGGGCCAGATTGCTGTGGGACAGGTCGATGTCCACCTTATCGGCTTTGTTGCGCCCACGGTTGAACAGCGCACCGGACCAGAACGGATAAGCACTATGAGTCAGGCTGGATGGCGTGGAAAAATAGGTTTGTCGCCATTTCTTGTGAATAGCCATACCGGAAGCCACTTTGCGCAGCTCCTGGAATTTCGGTATCCAGAAATATTCATCCAGATACAGGTTGCCGTGATAACTCTGGGCAGTGCGGGCATTGGTGCCGAGGAAGTAAAGCGTGGCCCCGTTAGGAAGCACCATCGGATCGCCTTTCAGCTCCACCTCCACTTCTTTGGCGAAGTCGATGATGTACTGCTTAAAGACGTGGGCCTGAGCCTTGCTGGCGGAAAGGAAAATCTGGTTACGCCCGGTTAGCAGGGCGTCAATCAGGGCTTCACGGGCAAAATAGAAGGTCGCGCCGATCTGGCGTGACTTCAGCAGGTTGCGGATGCGGTTGGTTTTTCCGGCTTCCCACCAGTGGCGCTGGTAGTTGAACATGGAGGAATGGAAGATTTCTTCCAGCTTCTCAATCTGTTCATCGGTGAAAACGTTCTTTTCCGGCTGACGGCGCGGGCCTTTGTTACGGTTGACGCCCGTTAAGTCGACCTCTGCCGAACTGCAGAGTGCAGCGGCAATGGGGCGGAGATTCGGGGAGGCACTGGCGGAAGGGCTGAATATGGTCATGCATCCGCTGGACTCCCTGAAATCCGGCGTTTCCTGGTTGCTGGAGAAGCTCGGCATTGTCAGTAAAGAGGCCGCAAAGGCAAAACTGCCGGAAAGCGTGACGCGTCAGCAACCTGCGACGGTGAATGCAGACGGTAAAGTGATGATGCCATCGGGTGGTTTTCCATCATGGGGATATGGCTTTGCGGGGATGTATGACAGCGGCGGGTATATCCCGCGCGGGCAGTTTGGCATCGTCGGTGAAAACGGGCCGGAAATTGTTAACGGCCCGGCAAATGTGACTAGCCGGAGAAATACAGCTGCACTGGCTGCCGTTGTTGCCGGAATGATGGGCGTTGCTGCCGCACCAGCAGAGCTTCCACCGTTGCACCCTTTGGCACTTCCCGCGAAAGGTGGAGAAGCAATTGTGAGTCGCGCAGCCACTGTGCCGCCCGTTTACAGGATTGAGGCACCGACGCAGATCATCATCCAGACGCAGCCAGGACAAAGTGCGCAGGATATTGCGCGGGAGGTGGCCCGCCAGCTTGATGAACGTGAACGCAGGTTGAAGGCAAAAGCCAGGAGTAACTACAGCGATCAGGGGGGATACGACGCATGATGATGGTGCTGGGATTGTACGTGTTTATGCTGCGCACCGTGCCGTATCAGGAGCTGCAGTATCAACGCAACTGGCGACATGCGGCAAACAGCCGGGTAAACCGACGTCCGTCCACGCAGTTTCTGGGACCGGACAACGACATGCTGACGCTTTCCGGTGTTCTTATGCCGGAGATAACAGGTGGCAGGCTGTCGCTGCTGGCGCTGGAGCAGATGGCAGAACAGGGGAAAGCATGGCCCCTGATTGAAGGCAGCGGCACGATTTATGGCATGTATGTGATTGAGGGACTGAATCAGACTAAAACGGAGTTTTTCCGCGACGGTATGCCGCGCCGGATTGAGTTCACCCTGTCGCTCAAACGGGTGGATGAATCCCTGTCCGATATGTTCGGTGATCTCAGTGCGCAACTGAATAATCTGCAGGACATGGCAACGTCTGCTTTAAGCGATATCAGTAAAACGGTGGGAGGGCTGCTGTCGTGAATTTCAGCTCTGAACTGCTTAACAAAGGCAACAAAACTCCCGCATTCAGCATCAGTATTGAGGGCAGGGATATCACCACTGTGCTGGATAACCGCCTGATGAGTTTGACGCTGACGGACAATCGGGGCTTTGAAGCGGACCAGCTTGATCTGGAGCTGGACGACGCCGACGGAAAAATCGTGCTGCCGCGCCGTGGTGCGGTCATTACGCTGGCGCTGGGCTGGAAGGGGCAGCCGCTTTTCCCGAAAGGGACATTCACGGTGGACGAGATTGAACACACTGGCGCACCGGACCGCCTGACTATCCGGGCGCGAAGTGCTGATTTTCGTGAAACGCTGAATACCCGCCGTGAAAAGTCGTGGCACAAGACCACCGTTGGGGAAGTGGTGAAGGAAATAGCTGCGCGGCACAAACTGAAGATGGCATTGGGTAAAGACCTGTCAGATAAAACCGTGGAACATTTAGACCAGACCAATGAGAGTGACGGCAGTTTTCTGATGCGGCTGGCGCGCCAGTACGGTGCTATTGCGTCGGTGAAAAATGGCAATCTGTTATTCATCCGACAGGGACAGGGTAAAAGCGCCAGCGGTAAACCACTACCGGTGATCACTATCACACGTAAGGACGGCGACAGTCACCGCTTTACCCTGGCAGATCGCGGAGCTTACACGGGCGTAATTGCCAGCTGGTTGCATACTCGCGAACCCTCGAAGAAAGAAAGCACCACGGTGAAGCGTAAGCGCAGGACTAAGAAGCAGACGAAAGAGCCGGAAGCGAAGCAGGGCGATTACCTGGTGGGTACGGATGAAAACGTGCTGGTACTTAATCGCACTTATGCCAACCGGAGCAACGCCGAACGAGCGGCGAAAATGCAGTGGGAACGCCTGCAACGCGGCGTTGCGTCATTCTCGCTACAACTGGCGGAAGGTCGGGCAGATCTCTACACGGAAATGCCAGTGAAAGTCAGTGGTTTTAAACAGCCGATAGATGATGCGGAATGGACCATTACGACTCTGACACATACCGTCAGCCCGGATAACGGTTTTACGACCAGTCTGGAGCTTGAAGTGAGGATTGATGATTTCGAAATGGAATGATTCTTCGCAATGGAGAACTTTTAAGTTTGCAAAATGGAATAATACGGTATCATTATTGTGAATTTAGCAAAAATGGGGAGAACTCGAAAAATGATGATTTGCCCACTGTGTGGAAGTGCCGCCCATACTCGCAGCAGTTTTCAGGTATCTTCATTGACCAAAGAGCGTTACAACCAGTGCCAGAACATTAACTGCAGCCATACTTTTGTTACCCATGAAACTTTTGTTCGTTCGATTGCAACGCCAAAAGAGTCAAATCCGGTTCAGCCGCATCCAATGAAATCAGGACAGGTGGCGCTCTCTCTTTGACGCTGCCGCCATTTTGTCGCCATCGTTAAAAAGCAGTGCTTCTAACATCATGATTTTAAAAGGTATAAATTTCAGGCAACAAAAAACCCATCAACCTTGAACCGAAATGGCGGGGTTGATGGGCTCCACAAAATGGGGACATCAAAGAAAAGCAGTGGCACTAATTAAGACTGATGCCCTGCGGAAAAGTTCTGCGGTTGTGCAAAAAAATTTCATTTTCAGGGCAACTTCAGTTTTATCCTAATCCTGGCCATACCATGACGATGATTGTCCCTGCCAGCGTCAGCAGGACGTTGGCGATTGCATAGGTGCCCGCATAGCCCAGCGCCGGGATGTTACTGCGAGCTGTATCACTGATGATCTCCATTGCCGGCGCGCAGGTACGTGCGCCCATCATTGCGCCGAACAACAGCGCGCGGTTCATTCGCAATACATAAGCACCGAACAAGAAACAGATAACCACGGGCACCAGACTGACAATCAATCCGGCAATCAACATCTGACCGCCAATCGCGCCCAGGCCGTTATTAATACCGCTACCGGCGCTCAGACCAACGCCTGCCATAAACACCATCAAGCCGAACTCTTTCACCATGCTTAATGCACCCTGCGGAATGTAACCGAAGGTCGGGTGGTTAGCACGCATAAAGCCCAGCATAATTCCGGCGAATAACAACCCGGCAGCGTTCCCCATGCCGAAACTGAATGTGCTGAACTGGAAGGTGATCATCCCGATCATCAGCCCAATAACAAAGAAGGCGCAAAATGCCAGCAGGTCAGTGACCTGGCTGTGAATCGAGATAAAGCCGATGCGATCGGCGATGGTTTTTACGCGACGGGCATCACCGCTGACTTGTAAAACGTCACCTTTGTTAAGCACGACGTTGTCATCTATCGGCATCTCAATCTGGCTACGAATGACGCGGTTAAGGAAGCAACCGTGATCGGTCAACTTCAGTTGTGCGAGACGTTTACCTACAGCGTTATGGTTTTTAACGACCACTTCTTCAGTGACGATACGCATGTCGAGAAGGTCACGATCGAAAACTTCTTTACCGTTACGGAAGCTGGGATCGAGTCGGGCATGGGCGTCGGGATAGCCTACCAACGCTATTTCATCGCCCATTTGTAGCACGGCATCACCGTCTGGATTTGCCAGAATCCCGTTACGTCGAATACGTTCAATGTAGCAGCCGGTTTGTCGATAAATACCCAGTTCACGCAGATTTTTGCCGTCGGTCCAGGCCACCAGCTCCGGGCCGACGCGATAGGCGCGGATCACCGGTAAATAAACCTTACGGTTGGCATCAGTGTCCAGGCCACGTTCGCGGGCGATTTGCTGGGCGCTGGTCTGTAAGTCCTGATGCTGCAATTTCGGCAAGTAACGCGCACCAACAATCAAACTCACCAGACCGATTAAATAGGTTAAGGCATACCCGAGGCTCAGATTATCCAGTGCCAGTGAGAGCTGCCTGCTTTCCATGCCGGAATGACGCAGTGTATCGCCAGCACCGACCAGAACCGGTGTCGACGTCATAGAGCCTGCTAACATACCGGCCGTCAGGCCAATATCCCAGCCAAACAGCTTACCTAACCCTAAGGCGATCACCAGCGCACTGCCAACCATCACCAGTGCTAACATTAGGTAATTTTTCCCATCGCGAAAAAAAATGGAAAAAAAGTTCGGTCCGGCTTCAACCCCAACACAGAAAATAAACAGCATAAAGCCAAGATTAAGCGCATCGGTGTTAATGCTGAAATGTTGTTGGCCTAATAACAGCGATACGACTAAAACGCCAATGGAATTACCCAGTTGGATCGAACCAAGTCGTAACTTTCCGAGACATAGCCCAAGCGCGAGGACCACAAATAATAACAGAATGTAATTCCCATTTAACAATTCGGCGACGTTTATATTCACGGAGGCTAACTTCTTGTTTACTAGTAAGCTGTTGAAAGAAATGGTAATTTACGATAATGTTTTTTACCAGAATTCAGGGCGCAGATTCATTCAGCGCACCTAAACGATAGTAAAGTAACAATATATTTTACTAGTGTAATCACATTAGGTATCAACGGCTATATGAATTGCGTTGGCCTATATTAGCATGGAATGCGAAGCGGCTTTATCTTACTGAACGCCACACTGGCGAAAAATGTGTTCGATAGACGCAGTGTCAGGAGGAACGAGTGAAACATAAACAACGTTGGGCGGGGGCAATCTGCTGTTTTGTCCTCTTCATTGTGGTGTGCCTTTTTCTGGCGACGCACATGAAAGGCGCTTTTCGGGCTGCCGGGCATCCTGAAATCGGCTTGCTATTTTTCATTCTTCCTGGAGCAGTCGCCAGCTTCTTTTCACAGCGTAGAGAAGTCCTGAAACCTCTGTTTGGCGCAATGCTGGCGGCACCCTGTTCGATGCTCATTATGCGGCTGTTTTTTTCACCGACGCGCTCATTCTGGCAAGAGCTGGCATGGTTATTAAGTGCGGTGTTCTGGTGTGCGCTGGGGGCACTGTGTTTCTTATTTATCAGTAGTTTGTTTAAACCACAGCACAGAAAAAATCAGTAAAGCCCTCAACGCGAGGGCTTGTCAGACGATCAGGCGTCCAGATTTTCTTTCACCCATGCAGCAAAATCGGTATAGCCGCCGATATGTTGCTGATCGACAAAAATCTGCGGCACGGTTTCTACGGGTTTACCTGCCTTTTGTTGTAGATCTTCTTTAGTGATCCCTTCCGCACGAATATCTACATAGTGATACTGAAAATCATCGTGTTCATTGCTCAATTTCTCAGCCAGATCTTTTGCACGCACACAGTAAGGGCAACCCGGACGACCAAAAATAACGGTTTGCAT